CAAATCCTGCCCATGCAAACTCTAGTGAGAATGTTTGTAGATATACAGCTGGACCATCGTATGTAAATATATTCATCAAATAATATCCAAGCTCTTCGAAACCATATATGGTAGTCCCATATGCTACAGTGACTGCCCATATAAAAATAGTAAGAAACATAAAAGGGAACATACCATTTTCATGATACCACCTTGGAGTTTCTTGTCTTAATAATCCTCTAGTAAATCTTAATGGTATCTCATCAAATGGTACATCCCATCTATGAGTTAAGGAATTTAAGAATCCTATTTGATGTGGACTATGTGGATCTTTTTCTTCGTCCATATAAACATGATGCATTCTATGTACTATTGCCCAAGCAAGTGGACTTCCAACATTACTTAGGATACATAAAGAACAAAATACATGTTCTAACCATTTCCATTTTATTTCTAAACTGTTATGTGATAAAGTTCTATGAGCATATATGGTAATAGCCATTGCTCCAGCAAACCACCATCCGAGTGCGTAAAGTATTAGATCCCAACGACCAAGCACTAACATCGCAAGTAGGCACAACTGGACGAACCACCAGTACCTGATGCGAAATTTTAATGTGTAAGGTATTAAGTGTTTGTTTCTAAAATTACTGAACCAAGCACGCAACCTTTGAAATCCGATATTGAACAATGTATATTTACTCCCTTTAGCATTTCACTCATCTCCTTATTCGGAACCAAATTTGGCGAGATGTATGAAAACATTTTAGCTTCCTTCATACCAACGATAGGATGCTGACGAGCTTTTACGAAAGACTCTTTCAACACCCACACCTTTGCTAGATAATTACATTTCTGTCTATCTAACAGTCCATTATATATTTCTAATTCTTTTGGTGATAAAATAGTTGTTGACCATTTATCCCTGCGTCTCTCAAATCGAGACTCTAATACCATATCCACTCCATGACCTATAATCATATTTTAAGTTCCTAAGTTTTTTTCAAAATACTTATTAAGTGTATCTAATTTTTCTTCAGCATTCGCAATCTTTTCAACTTGTTTATCAACTTCAACCATAATCTCTGAATGCTCACCGATACCCATAGGATTAGAAAGATATACTTGAAGATTCGCATTCGCTTCAGCAATGTCTCCTTCATACTTTTTAATCATTGCGTCTTTAATTAGTGCTCTCATTTTCTCTTTCCTCCAATATTTCGAGGTTCCCTTTTGATGGGTCGCCCTCGTATTTATGTTTTTCAATTTGTTCCATGTCCTTCTTCGCAAGTTCATGAAAATCCCAGGCATAACCTCTAACACCTTTTTGGCAGTAGTCAGTCCAGGAAGCATCTTTCAGTAAGACTTCACAATACACCTTTTTTTCTGCAATCGTTGCAGTATTGCTTTTAGAAGCAGGTGGTCTTTTATCATCTTCTTCAAAATATAGTTGTCGTTCTACATCTAATTGATATAGTACATGGTTCACAACATAACGAATAATGCCTTCATCAAATAGTTCATCTATCTTATCAATGGAGGTATTCATTACGAATCCATTAAGTTGCATTTTAATTGTTTGGTCACTAAGTGTTGCCCACTTTCTATTCACTACATTACAAGTCATTTATACTTGGAGCTCCCATTAAATTATATCCACAATCTACATATTGTGTTTCACCAGTCACACCTGACGATAAGTCAGATAAAAAATAGTATGCAGTTCCTGCGATGTCGTCAAGGGTTATGTTTCTTTTTAACATATTAGTTCCCTCTGCCCACTTCAGCATGCCCTTGCTACCTTTTACAGCCATAGCACTGGAGGTTTTAATTACTCCTGCCGATATACAATTTACTCTTATTCCTCTATCAGCTACATCTCGTGCTAAGTATCTTACACTAGATTCTAATGCTGCTTTGACTATACCCATCACATTGTAGTTATCGTAAACTCTACGAGCTCCATCATAACTTAGTGTCAAGTATGCACCATTGTCATTCATCATTGGTAAACTGTGTTTTACAATCTCAATTAATGAATAACATCCTACTGCTAAAGATTCTGAAAAGTTTGCTTTAGATATATCATATAGCTTTCCATCTAATTCTGTGAAATCAGTCATGCTCATTGCATGTACAACATAATCAATTGTTTTATATTTAGCTTTAATTGCCATAAAACAATTTCTCACCTGCATAGCATCTGTCACATCACATTTATATGTGTGGGCTAATGGAGATAATCTAGATATCTTATTTTGAATGGACGTGTTCGGATAAGTAAAGACGCAAGTGTATCCTTCGTCTATTAACTTATTTGCGATACCCCACGCAATCGAGCGACTATTCGCCACTCCCATAACAACAGCTATTTTCATCTATGGTTATTAATCCGTACAGTCTTATCACCTGCATTTAAAGCATCTATGTTAGGATACTTGCAAGTGTAAAATTCGTTTGACCATATTTGAGTGTCTTCATCATAAACATCAAACTGGACTTCTTTAATATCAGCAGTTAGATCGGCTCTGTAAAAAACAATTAATTTTGCTTCTTTACATACACGAACTTCAGCATGATAGTCCTTATCATTATCAATATCATGTAGAGTCGTGACTCTTTCTGATAATGGTAGTGTCATTTATTTGCCTTCTTTAAAAATTTACCATCTGCTCCTCGCTTCTGCGAGACTGCCTGATGTGGTTTCTTAGCTTTCTCCTCTGCTTCTTCTTGCTCCGCAATCATTGATTCCGCAACCATTACAGATACCTGTGCAACTTTACTTGCTACAGCTGGAGTAATATTTGGATATAGTTTATATAGTTTCTGTTCTTTTATATGTATAAGAATATTTGCTTCCTCTGGGGAAACACTTTCCAGCATTTCTATAAACAATCCTTCCCTCTTAAGAGGTTTAAGATCTTCTCTTTTAAATATATATCCGATGCGTCTTGCTTCAAGATACATATTTGATGGAAACATTCCATCAGGCTCGTCCGCTTTTTTATAAGGTGGAATGCCCTCTGGTAATATCCATTTGTTAGCAGGGTTGAATGCATTTTCAAATATGATTCTTACTAATGCATCTTGACCAGCTATCTCTACGATTTTATCAGGATTCTCATTAATCTCTGATAGTATTTTATGTATGAACTTCTGTGCCATAATTAAAACTCCTCAATTTCTTCTAATAATAAATTACAACGATTCGCCATCAAATAATTATATAGTGACATCTTATCGCCTTTAACCTCTATATTTAGGTACTCATCTAGAATGGCTTTCTCATATTCCTCTGGTACAAAATCCAGTGAAATACATCTTTCATTCCTATCCCAACGAGTTCTTTCCTCATCAGTTTGACAAGCATCACGACCATTAGCATAAAAAGATTCAAGAATTTTCTTAGTCACTGGTTTCTGTCGTACACCCTCTTGATGAAATATATCATCAGGAGAAAAGATATTTGGTACACCATCACCTGTATCACCTTTTACGATATGCATAGTAGTAAACTCCTTCACAGTCTCCCCTTTATCCAAAGTGACAAACTTCTTTTGCATAGGGGAGAACTGTTTCACGTGTGGGTATTTTTGCAATTGTTTAAAATCTTTATCGCTACTAATAATCATAACAGGTTCATTGTTGCCAAATGTATCGGTGTGGTTTGCGAGTACACCAATCACATCATCAGCTTCACATCTTTCAATACGCATTACTTTATATGGAGAATGCTCCATAATCTCTTCTCTTACTTTGTTCATTATAGTAAAGAGAATATCCCATGGCATATCATCTTGATCACGACTCCCTGCCCTTTTAGATTTATAAAAGGCATGGTAATCTTTTCTCCAATAATTAAACGAGTCACAACAGATAACCATGTCGCCATATTCTTTAGAAAATCTTTTCTTATATAACTTTACACTAGATAATATACAGTGACGAATAATATCTTCGGCACCTCTAATATCACCTGTGTCGGCTGACTGAATAATATCTTTACGAAAAGACATTATGTTGCTTATTGCGACTTGACTATAATCTAAAAGTATCATGTGTTAGAATCTGCCGTCCCAGGAAATGCGAATGACTTCATAGTTGGATAATTAAAAGATCTCCAACCAGCTTGTTCTGTATCAAATACTACAAACAAATCGTCATAGGTATCTGGGGTTTTCTTTATTGATTCAGAAGATGGTAATTTATCTTCAGGTATGTATCTTCTATTAGTAGTGCACTTCATTTTTCTTTCAGTGCCATCCTGTTTGGTAAATACAACTTCACAGATTGCATCCTGTAGTTGTTGTCTCATTTTTGTTTTTTCTGCTTCCATATATTTTCTATCTTCGTATTCATTAGTTTCAATTTTAATTGATGAATCGTTCATTTACCCTCCAAAGTTATTATTTTCACTATACCTATATTCTATATCTAAAAAACTTAAAAGTAAAGGGGAGCCAATACTGATGATCGAACTCCCCTTTAAAATCATATCAGGACGAAATGATTATGCACTAATTAGTGCACGATATCCAGCAGCAATCACTGCTCTTGTAGGAGTACCAATTCGATACTTCTTGTAAGTCTCGCCAACAGAGTTAGTTCTGTTGTTAAGATAGATTGCATAACCTTTTAGTTTAAGGTTCTGAATTACAGCATACGGATTCGCTACATTGAATCTTTGACTGATTTGATTAGCAGTGAACTCACTACCATTTTGCAATGCACGAAGCACTTTGGCTTCCTGCGTTAATGTTGCCTTTGACATATATCCTCCTTATAGAATAATTAAAAAGCCTGACTTCATCGCCAGTATTATTAATATACTCTAAAAAAACTTAAAAGTAAAATATAAGGCGAAAAAAGATTGAATAGAGCAAAAAGGGAGCTCTGAGGTGAAAAGCGGACTCCATATCAGGACACAGGGACGCAAACAGACATGGGTTGGGTTAGTTGTACCAGCTTTTTATGGGTGCTCTAGAATGGGCTTAAAATAGCTCTAGATACTATTACTCCTTATTTTACCCTGTTTTTTAGGTGTTTAAGAGCTATTTCCCTCTTCAGAGGGATGTATGGTGCAAACTGCAGAGTTGTGCGAGGTTTATCGCTCATATTCCGAACTCCATGTATGGTAGAGAGATTAATAAGACAGGTTCCATCATTTTGATGGGTGAATACTTTAGTACATTCTGCTTGTTCTTTCTCAGTTAGGATGGCATAGATATCATCTCTATGTTTAAATTTATCTGGATCCCTCACAGCAACAGATTCTTGGAAATTAAAATCCCATGTTGGGTGGGAATAGAAATCTGTATAATGTTCTCCCTCTCCCCAAGTCATGTTTATTGCCCATGAGTCGCCATGCTGACGAGAATGAGAATGTAAAGCCATTTGAGAATTGGGTGCAGTTGTTAGAACAATACAATACCAACCTCCAGGAATCCAATTAAGGTATCTATGTACGATGTTAGGAATTACTTCTCGGCGAAGTTCCCAGGGAAAAGAGTTCTGTCTCCACTGACCACCATGTTCATGGTCATTTGCATAATGACCAACATTGAAATGCATCTCTTGGTCTAGCATATTAGTATCTTCAGGTTGAAGATCGGTGGTTAGTTCTCCATCTTTAGTAAGATTGACAACTGTAATTGTTTTCTTATTAGTAGACCAGAGATTAGGTCTTTCTATTTTGGGAATGTTTAATGGGATTAAGTAATTAGATAGATCTTGGGAGAACTCTGAATACATTGTTTTCTGCGTCATAATAATGCTCCTCACATGAATGAGCCCAAAATTCTACTTCATATTCCACGTCTTCATAAACGACAATCAGTTTACCTTCTTCATTAGTTGGGAATGGTAGTTCGTGTTTTGGTACTTCGTTATCTAAATAGTATTGGCACTCAACTTCATTTGCAAATGGAGTAGTCCATACAGAAGATAGTTGAACTCCTGGGACTGTATATGCTACTAGCACTATATAAAAAATTGTTTCTAACATGGCTCGTATATGGTTATGAGTTCTTCTTTTCCTTTTACTTTTATCTTGTCAAGTTCTTTTGACTTGATATTATTTAGGGCATCTTTGGTGTACTGTGAATATAATGTGGTACAGTTATCATAGTTTCTAGTCTGGGCTTCTAATCTAGCAGCAAGATTTACTGCATCACCAATAACTGAATAATCAAATCTCATCTCACTACCCATATTGCCTACAATACAAGTTCCAGTATTTACTCCTGAACCAATATTAATCTCAGGCAAACCTTTTTCTTTGTACATCTTTTTCAATTCTTCAGTTTCTATGGCACACTCTATACTAGTCTTGACTGCCATCTCTGCGTGATCCTCACAATCTAATGGAGCATTCCAGAAAGCCATAATACAATCGCCCATATATTTATCTATGGTGCCACCATTATTCATAACGATCTTACTCATACGATTTAGATAATCATTAATCAGTTCTACTAATCCTTCGGGATCGTCATTGTTTTTAAAGAATTCTGATATAGGTGTGAAGCCAACTATATCCATAAACAAGAAACTCATCTCTCTTTTCTCACCACCAAGTTTTAATTTGCTAGGATCTTTTTGTAAGATAGCAACTTGTCTAGGATCTAAGTATCTTTCAAACTGTTTTCTTATTTGTTGTTTTAGATTAAACTCTAATATAAATCTAGTAAAGGTAGAATGAAATCCTACTAAGAACATTGCGATAATAAACCAAGATACATCTATCAGCCAACCATACCAAGTAAATGCTAGATATGCTTTTACTCCTGCAGCAATTATAATAGTCGCTAAGTAAACTGCCAACCATGCGTATGGTAAAAATCTACAAGCCAATATAGTTATTACTGCCCAAACTACCATAGCAAGTAATTCAAGCAATGGTAGATAATCTACTCGAGTTATTTGCTCACCAGATAATACTGTATCTAAAGTTGAAGCAGTTATATAATGTGAATACTGTTCACCTCTTGGTGTAGCAATTATATTTGAAATCCCAGCAGCAGTTGGTGATACGATAACAGTCTTACCAAATATTAATAGTTCATTTAATTCTTCTTCGATATCTATCATTGAGATAGTATGATATTCTTTGTTATGTCTCAACCATATTCTAGCATTAGCATCAGTTTCAATAGTAGCGAATCCTGGAACCCTCATAGCTTGAATACCAGCAACACCTGCTTTAACTTGATACGATGGGTCACCTACTGCAACTCTAATAACCTCTATGGCAATACTAGGATATACATCTTCACCTATCCTCATCAATAGTGGTACTCTACGAACAACTCCATCTAACTCTGGTGCAGTATTAACAACACCTACACCATTTGCTGATTGTCCAAGTTCAGGTATTGGTCCAAGCATACCACCCCATTCAAATAGATAAGGTAAGGGATCGCCAATCTTAGCTACACCTCTTGGTACACCATTCTTATTAATATCATTAGTTCCTAGCTGAGCAATAACAGTTCCTGCAGTTAGATAATTCTTAAATAAATCATCACCACCTTCTCTATCTTCTTCCGAGAATAATATTGGGAATACTATTACACCTGCCCCAGCAATTCTTAGCTTGTCTATTAGATCTGCATAGTGAGTTCTAGCAAAAGGATATTGACCAAGTTTATCTATGGTCTGTTCATCTATTTCAACTATTACTATATCATCTGAAAAGGTTTGTTCTTCAGACGCAAGTAAAAAGTCGAAAGACTTTAGTTTAATTATTTCTTTGAAGTCAGGATTTGCAAATCC